GCTATAAGCCGCGTTCAAGTCGGAGTGTGGCTCAGCCTGGTAGAGCACCTCGTTCGGGACGAGGGGGTCGCAGGTTCAAATCCTGCCACTCCGACCATAAATCAAGCACTTTTAGCTCCCCCATCCGATCAGTGGCACAGAATTGGCACTGATTTGCTACTTATACCTCAGCCGCGCGCTTTTGGAAATCCGGTGAGTGTTTGCCGTACACGCGCTGCAAAGTTTCAAGGCTCATGCCGAGATCGCCTGATGCTTCCCAAGGATCAATGCCTTCCTGCATCAGCCATGTCGCGCGCGAGTGACGCAGAGTGTGGGGCGTTGCGATGATACCGGTTTCTCTGCACGCCCGATCCCACGAACGCCTCAGCTTGGTGATCTTCCGGCCGTTGTAATGAACAACGAACTTCCCGCGATTGCCGTCCATTCTGTGCCAGCGTTGTAGGAATCGAAGAGTGCTCATCCTAAGACGCTTTTGCGGTGAGCGCTTTGTTTTACTTTCCGCTTTGCCGTAGCCGCGCATCCGCATCCTGCGGTGCGCGAAATCAATCCAATCCCATTGCAGGGACAGGATCGCGCCGGTTCGGCGTCCTGTGTGGTAGCCTAGAATAATAAACCGCTTAAGATGTTCGACCCGTCTCGCGGCCCATAGAAGCTTGGCGACCTTATCTCGGGTCAACCAGTTTTCTCTCGGCTCGGATTTCGGCGGCATTACCACGGCCGGCAGTATCGGCAGCGGGCCATATTCACGGTGCCAGTAGCCGATGGCGGCGCGCAGCGTTTCGAGATCGCGACGGGCTGCGGCTGTGGTCCGATCGGCAGCAAAGGCGCGGCAGTTGCGGGCGGTGACGTCGGATAGCCGCTTATCGGTCCACCACGCCGATAGATTGCTGACATTATACGCGCCATTCTTTACGGAGCGGGTATGCGGCAGATGTTCGGTTGCGTAGGCCAAGAGAATGTCCGCTATCAATGGGTTCTGCCCCCGCTGCGGGACGTGCTTTTGCCCGAGATACGCGGCAAGCCTGCTTTCAGCGCCGCGACGGTCTGATTCAGCGCAGCCTGTGCGGATGAAGCCTGACCCGTCTCGGATGACCCATTGATTCCGCATTGGGTCGAGGTAGAGACGCGGCGGCGAGCGTTTTCGCGGCATTTGCGAACCATCTCCCGCATTGATTTGGCAGTCGTGTGATCGCGCTTGCCTAGGCGGAATATCTCAAGATGTCCACGATCACGTTCCGCCCGGAGCGTGGATTTCGTCATCCGGGCGCCGGGAAACAGCTTGATCGCTTCGTCCAGGGTGATTGGATCTTCGTCGTCGGTCATGCCGTCTTTCAAATAGAGTCGTGTCGGCGCGCGCCGCGAAATGCGGCGTGCTTTGCTGGCTCAACAACGCTGTTGAAAGCCCCCGAACAGGCGATTCGAATCCTAATCCAGTTCAGACACGACGCAAGACTCGCCCCCATCAAGCAGGGTGTGGACTGAACCAGTGTACTTGTTTTGTTCTCTGTTCTTGGTTTGTTACAACATGCGACCGAATAGGAAGCCCGGTGGCGCGTTATTTCGAGGTGCGCGCTACCTAACTACCCCCGTTTTTTAAGTTGCCGGTAATATTGCGCGCGCAACAGTGATTCGAAACGAGGGGAAACGGGCAATGCTGTCACTGCAACAAGCTGCTGATCAGTGCGGCGTAGCAAAGAGTACGATATGGCGCGCGATCAAGAATGGCCGTATCAGCGCCCATAAGAATGACGACGGCACGATCCATATTGACCCGGCCGAGCTCTTCCGAGTGTTCGAACCCGTACAGGCGCAACAGAGCGCCATCGAGCCGACGCAACAAATCGAAACGGCTCTCATTGCGCAGCTTGAGGCTCAAGTAGCGCAGTTGCGTGAGCTGCTGGCCCGTGCCGACCGCAACGCCGAGCAATGGCATGAGCTCGCCATGACCCAGTTGCGAGCACTGCCGGCGCCGGAGCGTCGGTCGTGGTGGTCGAGATTTAGGGCAGCGGGGTAGGTGGTGGATCGTGCCGCCTCGCCGCTTCCCGCCGCCGCGCTCAACGGCTTCACTTATAGCGGCGGTATCGCTCGTGTACCCGTGTCGGCGTTATGCGGGCATCGTGCATCCAGCCGATTCTTAGAATTTCCTGGCCAGCCTTGGTCCGGCAAAGCTCTCCAGCCGGCGCTCCGCAGAACGAACATCGGATCCGCAACAGGTGCTCGATGCGGTATACGCGAATCGCACGCTCCTTCTCTGCTCGCGCAGGTGTCCCCATAACCACCCCCTAGCTAATAACGAGGTTGAACAAGTGACCCAGGAAGACGGCATAAAGATGAAGCGCCGCGGTTTGTAAGCTGGCGCCGCCTCAGTACATCCGTGAGACGACGCCAGCCCTCTGCTGAGGCAGTTAGACCGCCGGCAGAAATTTGACCTAGATCAATGTCGCCCCGGCCTCGAATCGATTTCCTGTAATTGGCGACGGTCCTTTACGCTGGAGGCCGTTGCTCCTTGTAGGTTAGGTTCCGTAACTAGGCCGCTCGCTTGGGCGGCCTTTTTCTTCCGGCAGAAAATAGGTGCGAGGCGCGAGCTGTAGGGGCGCAGCTCAAGCGCCTCGCTATGCCGCCGAGTGGTGATGAGCGGCCACCACGACGGCAATCAGAAAAACGGACAAGAGGCCGGACCGCATATCGCTCGTCGCGGCCCCTGCCGTTCTGCAGGCGCTCAGGACAAGCGCCACAAAACTCAGGCGAGGGAATTCCACGATTTCGGGTAATGGATCGGGCCGCCAAAGCCCTTCGGCGTCGCATTCTTGCCGCGGCGAGCCTTGGCGAATTTCTTAGTCAGTATGCCGGCAATCTGTTTGGGATTGTCGCCGGCGTTTAATTTCTGCGTGTAGGTATAACCCTCGGCGTCGCGGACCGGCTCGCCGTGCCGGTTGGTCAATGTGAGAACGCTGGCGTCGACGGTGTAACAGCCCTCGACAACACGTCCCTTAAACTCGCCCTTTGGCGCTTCGGTCTGAACAAAGACGGTCAGAACTTCGGGCATGATTTCCTCAGTAATAAAGTCCCTGGTATTCCTCGCGCAGATCGCGGTTGAAGTTCTTACTGCGCGGCATTGGCGAGCCATCTGGTTCGCTGAAACACAACGCAACGGCATCGGCCTCGTCTGGGGATGGCACGCCTCGCCGCCTCATATCCTGCTTCGACTCGAGCAGCAGTTGGCCCGAGCTATTGTATTTGTATCCGCAACTAATGATGTCGGCCTGCAGACTGTCCCGATCGGGCAACTGGAAGCGTCCGCCCTCGAGCGCCTTCTTTAGATTCGTCCACATCTCGGAGCGGCGATTAGCTGCGCCGCCGGCGCGGTCGCCCTTCTCGTCGAGCGGTGGTGGCTCAACTGGCTTGCCGCCGAAGTTCACGGCATTGACCAGGCTGCGGCTGTGACCGAGCTCAACGAGGCGATCGTAGATGCCGACGCCCATGCCGCCGATATCGATATTGACCTTGGCCGGTTTGTCTTCGCGGATAATGCGATTGATCCAGCCGGTGACCTCCATCGTATCAAGGCCGCGTCGAGATTCGATCTTGGTGATTACTCGACCTCGGCGCCAGGCGATCGATGTCCGATCGGGACCCATGCCGGCGGGATCAACTCCTAAAATGAGTGCACCATATGGATCGAGCCGTTCTTTGCGCGCGCGAATAACCAAGGCGGCCGGGATGTAAGAGTCGAACGTCGACGAGATAAATGCCTCGGCGCTGTTCAACGGATATTCCTGCGCGAAGTAGTCGGCATTGCCGAGCTGGGCGATCTTCGTTCGACGCCAAGCGATTTGCTCTTTGTCTAGGCCATAGAGCTCGGCGAGCTTGGTCTCCTCATTATCCATGGTGAAGTCTGGTTCGACCTCCTTGCGGTATCCGTTATCAAGCGACCAGGGCAGGAAGATCGGTATGAACTCCGACTCGCCAGCCTCGGCCTTGCGCCACATCGTGTGGAAGTCATTGAAGCCGTTTGCCGTACTTTCGAGGATGACCTCGGTATCCGGGAGGTCGGGAACGACCTGCATTAGGGAGGCCATCTGCAAGGGTAGGTCGACCCAGAATGCGGTCTCCGATGCGTGCAACAGCTGGGCCGTTGCGCTCCGTCCCGTGCCCTCGTTGCTTGCAACGGAGACGATGTAGCCGGAATCCAGTCGATCGAAAATTAATTCTTCGGCATTGCTGGTGCCGACTGATGGCCGGATATCCTCCGGCATGTGGTCGTGAAAGCGCCGGACAATCTGGAATAAGTTGCTAGACGCGCGTTTCTCGTGGCCGACGATGACGGTACGTAGACCTGGGTTGTTGATCGTGCGTCGGTACAGCCTGGCCGCAACGTATGTTGAAACGCCAAGCTGGCGCGCCTTGAGAATGATGCAACGCACCTTTCCGGTCTTAGCCTTCTGCTCCTCGATAATCTTATGGAGCTTCATCTGTGCCGCATTGAGGGTGAAGGGCTCAAGCGGTCCAGCCTTGGGGCGTAGCTGTAATGCGCGCGAACAGAACTCCGGCAGGTCCGAGTGAAGGGCCTTAATGAGTGCTCGGTGATCCTTCTCTTGTTGCAATTTCTCGAGCACGCTCGGCAATTCTTCGTCGCGCATATTCTATAAATTCCTCTAGCTCGGTATCGCTGAGTTCCGACAATTGGCTGTCTTGGTGTAGGTCGATTTCTTTCGGCATGAGACCGGCAACGATCTTCACAAACTCGATAGGCCGTTCCACTCGACAAATACGGACAGCCTCGGCGCCGTGCTTCTCAAACTCCGCCAGCAATGTGGTGAGGAATTCCTGACTTAGCCGATTGCGCGCGCCAGCACGACGTCCACCAATCTTCGTCATGCCCTTAACGAAATTGCTCATGCGTCGTCACCTTCCAGCTGGGCGTTAATCCGCTGCCTGAGTTTGTCGCCCGAGCCTACCCCGGCGACCTGGCCGACTGCACGCTCGCCCATTTGGCGCTTGCGATCGAAGTCCGGCTTGCCGAAATCTTCGCCCTTGCGGCCATCGATGCCCCTGGCTCCGCGCGCGGCGCCCGTAGCGTCACCTTTGGACTTCTTCATCTGTTATCTCCTTCACAGAGCCGCATCGTAGCGCGGCAAGGACACTCGCCCCTGACCAGCATGAGCCTTAGCGACTCTATTGGCTGGCCTGAGCCGTCCGCCGATTGCTTAACAACCTGCACACGACGCTCGAGGTCTTCTGCAATAAATTCTTGCGTCAAACCTATCAGCGCCGTGAGATCGGCCGGCGTAAGGTGTAGGGCGCGGAGCCCGTCTATGAGCTCCGCTGCCGTCAGTTCGTGCCTGCGTTTGACCAAGCCAACCATGGTCTAGTCCCTGGCGTTGGTGCGAGGTCCGGTCTTGACCCGAGGACGAGGATCGGAGCCGATACCCTTGCCCTTCGTGAGCCCAGCGCCACCCGGCAGCTGCTTGTCGTAAGGCTGCGAGTCATCAATCAAGGCCGCCAGCCGTTCGTGAGCGTCGTCGCGCCGCTCGTCCGGCAGTTTATTGACCAGGCCGCTATCGCTGTCGGTATAGGCGCCCGTGCCGCGCTTATAGCCGTCGTCATCTGAGAACTTGGAGTTATATCCAATGCCCGACGCGCTGGCTTCCCACGGGGAACGCTCTACAGCCAAAAAATCTTCGTCGCCGGGTTCATAACCATAGCCGGCGGCGCCTTTCTTAAGTGTCTTGCGTGAGGGAGGACTCATGATTTCCAGTTTCCTTTTGGTTTGAATTGTCTCTGTAAGTTCCTGCGTCGGACATAAACCGACGCAGGGCCGCGTTTCGGTTAAGCTCTCGCCGACAGACAATCTCTTGAAGGTCGGTTCCTAACTTTCCGAGTAATTCCTTCTCATCCTTCGTCCAGCGAACCGCTGCACAAAGGTCTTTGGGCAAGTCATATTTCTTACCCAGCACGGCCAAGATCGCCGACCTCACGGCCGCCGTTTGTACGGGGTTCGGAGCCCCAACCTGGTCGTGTAGTTCTTCAATCGCGAAGAGCATGGCCGAGATCTTCTCGGTCGGCGCGCGCGAATGAATGAATGCCGAGATGACTGCCGGCGAGGCAGGGCACCACCTTACGCCGGTTTCCTTGCACCATCGAACATAGGGGGCCAACAGGCCACGAACTTTCTCGTCCAACTCGGGACGAGGGGCCGCAATCCGCGCCGCTAGGGCTCGTTCGTTAGCTGTTTCTGCCGCCCCGATGAGATGCGCTAAATTCATCTATCGGCCGGCTCGCCTGAGCAAAGAATCGAGGCCAGCGAGTTCTCGTCTTTTTTGCCAATGGCTCGCGTATTCTTTGGTCAACAATGCACGTTCCGAGTCGAAGCTTCGATTGTAGATTTCCAATTCCAGGGCGCGGCCATTGGCATCAAGGCCAGCAAAAAATTGCTTGTATGCGCCCCAGGATCCAAGCCGGTGTTCTACGCTATCAAGTTGCGATTCCAACGATGGGGTATCATCGGACATTGTCATCTCCTGGCGTTGCGACGTGCTAGAAGCAGGGCGGCGGCATCCTTTGGGCTGCCGGTCTCCGCTAATCGCTTTTCCAGCTGGCGCATCGAGTAATCCTGCTCACTGCCTCGGGCGGCTGGACTTGAGGGCGGCTGCACGGTTGGAACAACGCGGTGCACCTTCTCCTTGATTGATTGTTGAGAGAGGCGCCACCTAACTGCGTCCCGAATCAGGGATTGGCCGGCGGCGGAGCGGAAAGTGGAGTCCGACTGCCACAGACGCGCCTGATCGGCTTCTGAAATGCCGTAGTGATCGCGCAGCACTTGAGGCGCGGCCCCCCGCACCCTTTGATATTCGGCATCGCCCAACTCTGCGCGACTTTGCTTGTCCACGATGTCGTCCGAGCGCTTTCCATACTCTTGAAACTGTGCTTGCGCCGCCTGTTGATAGGCGGCCCGGTTCTGCTGCTCCTGCTGGGTATATTGCTGCACCAAATTTTGGACCTGCGCGATGCGCCCCGCGATGGCACGCGCTCTTTCCGGGTTCTGCGCTTGGATCATTCTCAATGCCGCGACTGGGTCACCACTGGCGGAGATCTCCGGCGTATCGTGGAAAAGTACGCTTGCGGCCAATAAAGCATTATTTGCTAGGCCCGCCTCGAATTGCTGCTTATGCGCCGCGGCGGCCGCGAATGCTTGGTTTTGCGCCGCTTCAATTTTTTGCGAGGTTTGGAAGTCGTAACTCCGAATGGCCTCGAGCAACCTCGGGTTGGCTTCCAGCGCACGTTGTATCTCAATATCGCCAATCTCGGCGACCTTATATTCCGCCTCCGGTTGCGGCTGCTCTACCGGCTGTTGCGCCGGCTGTTGCGCCTGCGTCGGTTCTATCGGCTGGGGGTCCCCAGACCGCAGCGCGTCAATCGTGCGCTGCAATTCTAAGTCTTCTAACGTGGCTTGCGTCTCGACCTCGCCCTGACGCGCCAGCGCCAGGTCCGCGGCCGCCTGTTCTTTGGACACAACTTCGGTGATGGGCTTGGGACGACCAGCGTGTTCGCCCCCCATCTCCTGATATTCGCGGGTGATGTCGATCGGACGGCTTTCGCGCTGCTCCTGCTCTCGTCGCTCGGCTAATTGATTAGCAGCCTCGCGAGTGTCGAATTCCGGCGCTTCGCTGGGAGCATCAACCGGGAACGCCGGCTGCATCGGAGTATACCCGGCGCGCTCCTGCTCGGCAGCGAGCCCAAAGTTTTCCTGAGCTTGCTGTGTCATCAGGAAAGCTCCGTCACAGAGACCGTCCCTGTCGAAGCACTGGACAGAGCAACAAGAGAAATAGTCTGCCCGGGCGTGACGGTGAAGTAGTCGCCCGATGCGGTGTTAGCGGCGATAAAGACATTGCCTGCAGTCCCCACCGCCGCAGAGGTCGTAGATGTGCCGATCTGGAGCCAAGCCGCAATCGGAGAGATGACCCGGATTTGGTAAGTTTCAGAGCCGAACGGCGAAGAATTCACCGCAACGGCGCTGCTGAGATTGACCACTTGAGCGGCAGTGATTCTAGAACTGCCGGCCTTACTCCAGTTTGATCCCATTATTAGAACTCCTAAATTATCAGCCCCACCATTTGATGCGGCGGGGCTCGTCGTGATTTTGGTCGTGGTGAAACAGGCAGCGAAATAGATTTCGCCACCAGGTAACAAGTCGCCTCATGGCGATTAGGCGAACCGAGCCTTCGCCTTGGCAATCGCTCGCTTGCCGGTCTCGGCCTCATGGGCGGCAAGCTCAGTGGCGCGCGCCTTGGCGACGACCTTCTTAAGTTCGCCCTCGACCTCGGTCTTAAATTTGCCGAGTGCAGCGGTTAGCGCCTGTGAACCCATCAGATGCTCGAACGCCTCCAGCTCTTCCTGGCGCTGTTCGGCGGTCAACTTCTTGAGCTCGTCGGTTACATCCTGTTGGAAGGCCTCGACGGTTTTGCCGACCTGACGCGCCGCCGCAGCGTATTCCTCTGAGCGAAATATTTTGGCGAGGTGCGACGGAAGATCGTATGTCTTGGGCTCGTGGGTCATAAAATGTCCTTTGTTAACTTGGGTTAATAATTAAGCGGCATCGCCGCCGTCGATAATGTGAAGTCGAGGCCGGCCGCCGTTTGCCTTGCGCTCAGCTTCCAGAATGAGCTGCGCGGGATCGGCGGTCGCGGCGTCAAGGACGGCTTTCAAATATTCAGCGACGTCGGGAGGCATTTCAGGCAGCTCCGAGGCGCGCCGGAGCCGGTGACAGGCGACCTCCCGGGCTTCCTCGGGCAGCGCCCCTAATAGTGCCAGGGTAATTATGCCGACCGCTTTTAGAGTCGAATTATCCATCAGGCAGCACTTCCACCGTCAATGACGGTAAAGCGCGGGCGCCGGTCGGGGATTGCCCCGTCCTTGCCGGTCAAGGTTTCACTCAGCGCGTGGAAGATATGGCGCTCGGCCGGCGACATGGTCGGGCGCTCAGCAAGTTGGTCTAAGACGCCAATTACCGAGTCCACCTGTTCGGGGCTGAGGGTCTGGCAGATCGATACAAGTACCCCACCAACGACCATTGCAATGTCCATTTTGCGATCCTCATGTAATAACGGGTTATGGACAGGCTTACCCCCTCCTGTCCCTATATTGCAGGCGAAAGACCGAAAGTTTCCACTTTGCAGGAAATTATTTTCGCGCGCGGATCTTCTCGGCCACTTTCTCGGCCACGCGGCCCCATAGCTTGGATACCTGGCCCTTGCTACGCCCTATATCCGCGGCCAATTCGGTCAGGCTGTAGCCTCTATGCCCATCGAGAATGTCCAGCATCCGAGCGGCAACTGGGACCTCGTCCCCCTTTAGCGACGGCCGCAATTCATTAAGCGCCGATCGCAGGATCCCCTTCTGGTCGATGTCGGCATTGGGGGCGGCGACAAGCTCACCAAGATTGCTCGCCTCATCCTTAGTCGCATCCCCGCTGTTATCGGTACCGATAGGGGCATCGAGAGAGGCAAGCGGTATCCGCCGCGGAAGATATTTCGGCGCGCGTTTAGCTCCGGGGAAGCGCAAGTCGATCGGGTTCTGCTCCGCCTCTAAGAAGGTCGGCGAATAATCCCCCGCCAGACGCTTCTCCGCCTCGGCGTCGGCTTCTCGTTGCCGCCGTATCAGGTGGTCAATGAACGCCCTGGCCCAGCCATTTAGTATCTCGCCGACTGGCTGTTGTCGGACAAGCTCGGGGAGATTTTCCGAAATGCGCTGCTGTGTAGCTGCAGCGTTATCGCTACCACCAAGTTGAACCCCAGCCGCCAGTCGATGGCTCGCCCATGGTCTTGGTGTTTGCCCGGGCGAGAACTCCATTATGGGTATCGCATGCGGGCGACTATAGTTGGCGCACTCCTCAATGACGCCGTTGACCAACCGTTTATAGGTGCAAATTTCCGACTCATCTATGAACGTCTCAAAGAAGGTGGCTAGGGCCCACTGCAGATCGAATGTCAGGCGAGGACCGTTGCCGCCAGAGAACTCTAACTCAACCTCTTCGCCGCGCTCCCCGGCCTCATCTCGCTTAAGCTCGCCCTTGGAGTAGTAAACGGGCGACGTGGTGGCTTTTTCCTCCTGGCGGTGCAGCCGATGCAGCTCCTTGAGGCGGTGGCGAAGATAGGTCGAGAAGTCATTGCCAAGCTCGGGCTTGAACTTCTTCTCGGCGGCCAACGCCAATTCCACAGCCCGGAATAAGATCTGCTCGTAGCGCAGCCCTGGATATTGCTTGCAGACTTCGGCGACACGTTTCCGAATGAACGGCTCGTATTGCTTCACCAGGCCGGACTTCGGGAACGGATCGTAGCGTGACTCGGCCGCTACGTTACCGCGCCGATGCTTACGCTTTTTCGGTTTCCACTTCCGAGACAATCAAACCTCCAATGTAGCGCCCGAAGGCGGGATCGGTGAGACGCAACGCAACTACAACTTCAGATATCCAAAAACCGCGCGCGCGAAACGCAGATGCTATTGGCAATAAACAGCATTTAACCGGCGCGCAGCGCACGTTCCCAAGTCTGGAAAATATGTAGAAAAATTTTGGCAGTGGCTCATTGCGAAATCTGGAAATGAAGAGATCGGCTTCGGGCTTAGGTACCATGAACCGTAAAGGGACCCGTTTTATCCAAGCCCCCCGGCCCCACTTCGCCCCATTGAGATTTCATCGATGCCTTCGACCATCCCGTTTCACGCGGCGACGTCGAAAGGGTGCTTTATTCTCTGCACGGTCGACGCATTGACGTTGAACTTCGCGGCAGCGCCACGGATGGTCTCGCCGGCCTTTAGAGCCTCATGGATTCGTCGCTCGAGCGTGGGGTCTATCCGAGGTCGGCCAAGCTGTTTGCCTTCGTCTACAGCGCGCCTAAGCCCCGCGCGGACTCGTTCCTGAATCATCGAGCGCTCAAACTCGGCAAACACGCCCATCATCTGGAACATTGCCTTGCCGCCTGGCGTCGTCGTATCCAAGCCCTGCTGATGCAGGAAGAGGTCGACATGGAGCGCGTGCAGCTCGGATAGGAAGCCCACAAGATCCTGCAGTGATCGGCCAAGGCGATCGACCGACCAGGCCATGACCATATCGAACTTGCGCTGAGCAGCGTCCTTTAACAGCCGGTCGAATGCCGGTCGCTTATCCCGACCCTTGGCACCACTGATGCCGTGATCCTTGTAGACGTGGACGATCTCACAGCCCATGCGGCCGGCGACCTCCCGCAGCTCACGCTCCTGGTTGGCCGTGGTTTGGTCGACCGTCGACACCCGAAGATAAAGAACAGCCCGCTTCATAGAATCCCCCTCAGAGTCATTAGGAAGGCCACTGGTAAGCGTTTGGCCGAGTGCGGCTACCCCGCCACCTCAATCCAATGTGGCCACAGCGGGCTAGATATGGCGCTTCTTGAGTGCAAAATCAACCCTATTTGCATACACAGTTTTGAGACTTAGAAACCCGCCATTTATCGATATCGACGCGCGCGGTTTTCGAGAGGGTTATTCCACACACTCACGTCGATCCATTGATCAGCTTTCGCAGCTCGGCGTTCGGTCCGTACATGTACGGCTTGCCAGGTAGGTGATTGAGTCGGCCTAGCCGAACGGCATAGCGATCGACGCAACGGTAGACGTTTCGATAGTGCCAATTCGGGTGCTCGCCAGCGGCGTGCGGATAGGCGTGTTCGAGCAATTGCGCCATCAGCACCGGCTTCCCGTCACTTGCCACCAGGCATCGTCGAATCTGTCGAAATATACGTCCACCGCGATATTTTGCGGCGATAACGGTCATGGCTCTCTATCCATTTCGACAGCGCGGGCCTTAATTTTGCGGAAGCCGTAATCAGATTAGTGGAATTGAATAGCTGTCTATTATGTTCGACCAGTTGGCGGAAATAGCCTCGCGACGGCCAACGCCGCAATGAGGATCAAAACGCCAATCGCGAAGTAGTCGAGCAACTGTTGCGCTCGCTAATCAGATCAGTGGAATTGGTAATTGACCCCGAGGCGAATGATGTTGTCGGTGAAATGGGTGTGCGTGGTGACTTGCCCTCCGCTCACAGAGACCGATGGCAGAGCATCGTCTGTATCGGTGAGGTGGCCAAGGTCCACGTAGAGCCACTCTATTTTGTAGGTCCAACCAGGAATTAACAGCTTGCCCTCAGTCCCGGTCCCTACCGTCCAACCGGTATTAACATGAGAATGACCGATGTCATGGGTAATAGAGAACGGAACATTGGTCTCACTGACTGTTCCACTGACTGTGGTTGCTCCGTTCACCTTGACTTCCCCGTAGGCCAGCCCACCGGTGATATAAGTCATCACCGCCCCATCCCCGAACACATAACCAGCACGCAAACGCGCTGTGCCGAACCAATCTATTTCTGCGCTGTAATTCGTAACCGCTGACCCGTTCACACAGGCACTCCCGGCGGGGAAGACGCACTTGACGCCCGAGGGGTTGAAACTGAAAGCATCGGTAAAAGTAATGCTGTCTTTTTCGTCGGCACCTTGAAAGTCGGCCTCAAGCCCCACCACCCAAATGGGGGAGACCTGCCAATTGTAGCCGATTTGACCTCCACCGATGATTCCGGAGGGGGCAAGTATTTGAGAGCCGCCAAAACCGGGAGTATTGAAGGGAATAGCACCAGCCACCGATGAAAGAAAGTTGGGGGCCAACGCAACGGGAGCGCCGTTGAAATCGGTCTTAGCCCGACCAAAGCTGGCACCGACATTCACGCCAGCATAAAAGCCGGTCCAGTTGTAAACGGGCGCGGGTGGTGGTGCAGGCGGTGCCTTTACCGGCATGTCAGCCGCAAACGCGGACGTTCCGATTAAACCAGTGATAGCAACAGCGCACGTTGCCAGCTTCTTCATGATGGTGCCCCCAAAAACATGCAAAGATTAACATGAGAATCCGGGGGGCAGTGTTGCTGCCTTACCACACTCAATCGAAATCGCTCCCATAATCCGCCGTTGGCCCTTGCCTGCTCGCAATTCGCGTTAGAGTTAGGATCGTCAAACCCAAATCCTCCAGGCCGCCACTTAACCGAGGCGGCCTCTTTTTTTGCCGAATTCTGCAAACGCAATTGGGCGCGGCGATGTGAATTCACGCCGCAACTTCGCCGCGGCGGTCGAGCAGGGGCGGGATAGTCAGATCATCGCCATCGCAGGCGGCCCTCCAGGCGTCTTCACAAGCCCCACGGTGAAGCCATGCGGAAGCCTCACCGTAATAGGCTTCCAGGTCGGCGCCATCCTTGCCGCATTGTTCGCATTTATGGCTTTTGCCGTTGACGCGCGCGCCAGACCCCCCTCTATCCCCATTTTCATCGGTAACACGGTAACAATGCCCATTTGACGGGGGTTTCTCACACTTTTGAAAGGTAACATCGGGTTCGGCTGTTACCTTTTGAAACGTGCAAGAAGTGCCCATTTCATCGGCGTTGTTACCTTGTGACCTTTCATCCGGCCCCTGGCCCCCCTCGCGCGCGAGGTAGCGTTGCCACACCTCCTCAAACTGATGGCGGTGATAACCCTTGGCTGTCTTGGTCCCGACCCGAATGGTCGTGTTGGTGGTAATGGCAAACGGCTTGAGCAGGCGGGCGAGTTGATTGGGGCTCAGCTCCTTGCCCTTCCAGTCGCCCCATGGTTTGCCCTCCATATTGTTGAGCGCGGCGCAGACGTCGGCCGATGAAAGCCGATCGACTGCCTGCTCGTCGAATGCCGCCTTGATGTCCCCCAGCAACATGGGACCGATCGACTCACTATCCTTGGGCGTGAGGGCTGCTGCAGCTTCGCGGGCACGCGCAGGCCAATCCGAACCAATCAGGTCAGCTATGGCAAACAGCGCGCGCCAGTTGTCGGCATCGCGGTTTATAAGGCCGGCCATATCGGGGTCGTGACCGGCGACATCGTCACGGATATCATCCGCCCACCGGGCGCACATACGGGCGAGGTTCTGCAATTGCTCGCAGCGGTCTTCCCTCAGCTCGAAGACAGTTTCATCGGCGCGCCGGCGCTGCATCTCAATGACGATCGACCTTTGCTCCAAGTCGTCGGCCAATCGACCATTTGCTGCAAAGGCAACCGCGCCGAAGACGGAGAACTCGCGAAGCTCCTGGTTGTCTCCGAGAACGCGAATAACGGTCCCGCCCGTGCAATGCCCTTCGTTCAATAGGGCGTGCAGGTCGCTGCCGTGTTCGATGTATTTCTCAGTTTCGTCGAGAATGATGGTGGGATGGAATTGCTCGACTGCCCGAAACAGTGCCGCAGGAGAAATACTGCCGGCGCGCTTCGGCCGGCGCGCTACTTGATTGAGAAACCGCAGGACCGTCGTCTTGCCGCAGCCCTTTGTTGGCGACGTGACCGCCAATCGGGGCGTGATAATGAATTTATCAACGAGCCATGTATGCAAGACCCATAGAGCCACAGCGTCGGCTGCGGCGTCAGGCAGGATGACATATGTCTTAAGTAATGCCGCCAGGGCAGTAGCGACGCGATCGCCGTCGATGTCTTCCGGCCATGGCAGGACGTCGGCGATCTTTATCGCCCGACCTTGACCCGGATCGTCATCGGGACTTTCCAGTCCCAGCGCGCGGCGCGTGTTCTTGACGGCGCGGTCAAGAATGTGTGCTCGAAAGCCTAGGCGGTCGGCCGCTTCGGCGCGGACCGTTTCGTAGTCGATCGGATCTAGACTTGCGAGGCGCTCAATCTCGACGGTGCGATCAAGCAAATGGTTATTGTCAGCCGGCGAGGGCCGTGGTAGGTCTTCCATTGGTTTTCCTTCAGCCCGTTCGCCCTGGCAGGCGGCGGGCTTTCCTTTTGGGAAAACCCGACACGGGCAGTTGCTTCAGTTCTCAGAGACGCCTTACGCTACGCAGTGGCACAGAAACGGCACAGAAATAGCCGAAAGTTCACGCAGCGTTCATGCTTGAATGGCGTGCAGAACTACGGTTTTGCAATGACTTACGGCTAGGAGTCCTCGTTCGGGACGAGGGGGTCGCAGGTTCAAATCCTGCCACTCCGACCATCTTGCCTCACACGAGAAGTCGTGACGGGAAACGATATGGGGGACGAA